TTGTCGTAACATTGGAAAAATCTTTCAACGCACAATTTGTTCCGAGAGAACTTAGTAAAGTTTTCTCTGCGTCAGTCATAAATTTTCTTGTAGTACTTTCTTCAATCATTGATGCTGAATGAGAAGCCGGATGAGAGTAATTATTAGCTCCGGAGGCTATTCCACTAAGTTTTGTACGTTCTGCATCCGTCATAAAACGATGAGTCGAATCTTCTTCAACGTCCGTCGCTGTATGTTTATGAGAACTTGCAGCATAACTACCCTTAGGTTGGTATACTGAATCGTGGTTGTGATTTCCTGCAGCTTTACTATCCCAATTAGCCTTTTCAGAATCCGTTACAAATCTATGTGTAATATCATCCGTGATGTCAGATGCCGAATGCTTATGTGATAAAGCTGCATAATTCCCTTTTGGTTGATACGTAGAATCATGATTATGGTTTCCCGCAGCCTTACTGTTCCAGGTCTCTTTTTCTGTATCGGTAACAAAGCGGTGAGTACTATCCGGAGTAATATCCGTTGCTCCATGTGTATGCGAACTCGCTGCATAACTACCTGCTGGCTGATACACTCCGGCATGAGTATGATTAGACGGAGAAGCACCAACCTCGGAAGCTGTATATGAAGGTTTATTCGGCTGCTTCGCCCACGATGAAACATCACTTGCCGGCATAGAAGAAGGGAAATCGCTAATATCTGAAACCTTATGTGTATGCGCTTTCGGTGTACGGGCATCACTTAGACGTGCATCATTTCCCACACAAACAGTCCCGTCGGCACTACCAAAATTCTTATTAAAAGCAGAGTTTTTAGTGAATGCAGGTTCGTATGTACCAGCATGATTGTGATTAGATGGAGATGCACCTACTTCGCTCGCTGTGTAACTAGGTTTACTAGCAGCCTTCGCCCATGCTGGTACATCGCTTGCAGGCATTGAGGTAGGAAAGTCACTGATATCCGCTTTCTTATGCGTATGAGCCTTGGGAGTGCGGACATCACTCAACCGTGAATCATTTCCCTGGCATACTGTTCCGGCAGTGGTACCAAAGTTCTTGTTGAAAGCTGTATTCTTTGAGATAACAGGTTCATAAACTCCGGTATGGTTGTGGGCATCCAAAGCAGCTTTCAACGCTTTTCCCTGTTCTGCGGAAAGGACCTTGGCAGTTCCACCACTTGTCAGATTATTAACAATATCAGAAATATTAAGTTTCTTTCCCAGCTCTGTTGCCATCGTCGTGGCAAAGTTAGGATCATTGTTAAGGGCATTCGCCAATTCAATAAGTGTATCGAGAGCATCCGGAGCACCGGCAACAAGCGCATCGACTGCAGCTTTCACTTTTGCGTCAACTCCCGAAACCGCATTGTTAGCCGCCAATGCAGCAGCGTTCGCATCGTCCGTGGCTTTCTTTGCTAACCCTGTTTGTATAACAGATGCATCTTTGGCCGTATTTGCATCATCTGTCGCTTTCTTTGCCAAGGCAGTTTGAGCTTCCGATTCAGCTTTAGCGGCATTGGCGCCTGCCGCTGCAATCTTAGCTCCTTCTTTGGCTTCATTAACACTACCAGCCGCAGTATTAGCCGCATCCGTGGCTTTCTTAGCGAGGGCTGTCTGCTCATCAGACGCATTTTTAGCGGCATTTGCATCGTTAGTAGCTTTCTTAACGGCTTCAAGCTCTGCCGTGGCTTCTTCTGTTGCCTGTGTCATTTCCTGCACAATACCGGCATACTCTGACTTACGTTGAGACTCTGCTTCGACACGTTCCGTTTCAGCGTTTACACGCTTAGCCTCATTTGATCCGCGAGTACCTTCCGCAGTTTTACGCGCATCTTCATTCTGCTTTCTCTTGTCTTCTTCTGACGAACGGGAAGTTTCAGCAGTAACCCGAGAAGTTTCAGCTGCCTTTCTCTTGTTTTCCTCTGATACCCGGTCTGCCTCCGCTGACTTGCGGGCAGTTTCGGCAGATACTCGTTCGGATTCGACGGTAACACGGTTAGATTCGGCAGCCACACGTGAGGTTTCATTCGTTTCCCTTGTCGCTTCATCTACTTTCCGCTTATCTTCTGCTGTTATGCGACCTGATTCGGCAGTAGAACGTGCCATTTCAGCCGTTTTTCGTTTATCTTCTTCCTTTACACGTTCAGATTCAGCAGAGGAACGGCCTGTTTCGGCAGTCTTACGTGCATCTTCATTAGTTACACGTGTTTGTTCATCCGAGACACGTTTAGCTTCTGTATCAACACGCCCAGTTTCAGCAGTTACCCGCTTGCCTTCCGCTATAACACGTGCTTCTTCGGTAGATTTGCGTGCATCTTCATTCTGGACTCTTTTCGTTTCAGCAGAGGAACGTCCAGTTTCAGCCGTGGCACGTGCGGTTTCGGCAGACTTTCTCTTATCTTCTTCGGATGATCGCGTACTTTCGGCAGACTTGCGAGCCGTTTCTGCGATCACACGTTCGGATTCTGCATTACCTCTCGTTGTTTCAGCATTCTTTCTAGCTTGCTCGTTAGATTCTCGTGTACCTTCGTCAGTTACACGTTTCTTTTCTGCATTATCCCGTACAGTTTCAGCAGTAGAGCGTCCACTTTCAGCGGTTTTACGTGCATTTTCATTAGTGATACGTACTGATTCAGCAACTTCCCGGGCTTGCTCTTCACGAGAACGATTCGTTTCGGCTGTCTGCCTGGATTGTTCGGAAGCATTGCGACGGGATTCATCAGTTTCACGAGTCGATTCATTCTCTTCAACTGTGGCTTCTAACTGCCTCATATCGGTAGTTGCTGTTTGTGCATCACTCGTAGCCTTGAGCATATTATCTAATGCCGTCTGAATCTTCTCTAGCCCGAATTTCAAGCTCGTTTTGACACCGTTTACTATCCTGTAACCGATGGTGTAGAAGCCTTTCATGTCGCTGGCTTCATTCAATTCTGATATTCTTTTCTTTTTTAATGGCATGGCAATCAATTTAAGTCAATATAAAATTCTCCATCCTCTGTTATAATGAACTCGCCCGCTTCGGATGAAAGCAAAAACTCCGTTTCTCTGATCCGGAAGCAAGTAAACACGAGATTCAAAGTAAATTCCCACCAGACACCACCTCTTAACATAAAATTGTTTGTCTGGCAATCTTTATAGTAGCAAGGATAACTTTCACTCCATCCATCACAGTATAATACCCTCTCCGCATCGGAATATTCGTAACCTTCATTATCGGTCTTCGTAGTCAGTTTAGTTAGATCATAGAGTAAGGCATCATAGTTCTGCCAAAAAGTTCGAATATCCGTTGCCCGCATCAGGCACTTTAAAGAAACTTCCTTTGCCTGAAACTTCACATATTCACCGTCGTAGATTGCACCATCTTGCCTTTTGAAGTTCTGCAATAGGTTTTTCTTTACCGTCGGAGCTTTCAGTATTTCAGCATTACTACCTTTCAAAATGACTACACCATATTCCGATAAATCCCGATCATCTATTTCGTACCCCCTTGGTAGAGGAATGGAACAAACAGGTTCCTGGTATTCATAATTTGCTTCGCGGGGGAAGTCGTTGGCGAAAGTTATCTTCACGACCTGAAATCCCGGATAGATTGCATAACTGTTCTGTGAGGAAAGACGTAAACGATAGGTTCTATCAAGAATAGGAAAATAAAAATCATGATATCCCATATCTGATAAAACAGCAACTAATCCACTAAATCCCAGATCGTCTTTACAGGCAAAATCAATACTCAATTCATAGGTGTTTAACGTCAAGCTAGAAAGATCTATTTCAATACCATCTTCTTCCGGCCAATCATTTTTATCATCCGATTCTTTAGCAGGAGGAAATGCCATAAGATTATCATAGCTTCCTTTTATAATAAATATACCGAGAGTGGTATATGTATTCTCTCCATCTATAAAGCAAATTCCTTTCATCTTACGAGCTTTATCCCTTTATCATTTATCTTTTCAATACCTGCTTTCATCGACTTCATATCCTTCTCTATACCTTCCAATCTAGCTGTATTAGTATCAATATTCGAAAGGTGTCCAACAATGGTATTCATATTATCCTTGATAATTTTCACGTTTTCATTTATGGATGCAGATATGGTTTTAATATCTCCAATACCAGAAGTGATACCTTGGAAAATGAGAGTATGAGACTGTAGCTCTGTTTTTATGTCTGCTATCAAAACATTAGCCATTGTGAATCTACCATTCAATTCGTCTGCAGAATCTTGTGACATGGAAGCAAACCCTTTTTTTGATGCTTCGCGTTCCGAATCCTCATCAGTAGTCCACCCATACATCTCTGCCATGGCATCACGCTTTGCTTTCATCTCATCGGAAATCTTCTGTCCTTCCTTTTTCAGATCGTTATATTCATCTTCGGTTACCCCATCGTCCATTGCATTATATAGCTTCTCCCTCCACGCTATTAATCTGTCCATATATTCTTCTTTAAGCATGGAATTGAGAATAGCATTTCGCATATAATCCTCGAAGTTGTCGGCAAAGTCTGCCGAATCGGCATCCATATCAGAAATTAAGTCCTGAAAGTCTGAACGAAGAGAATCGTAATCAATAAGAGTTGTATCAGCTATTTGTTGTTCCAATACCTCTGCGACCTTCCCTACACCATTTGCAATTTGATCGGCAAATTTCTGCGTGTCCGAATCAAGTTGGGACCAGAAGATACCGGCATCCGATTGCAATTTTAAAAGTTGTTCATCAGTCAAATCAAATAGACCGGTCATACGACCACCCATTTTATTTTTAAATTCCTTTACGGACATGCCTAATGCCTCTGCAGCTTGTTTCCAGCCTTCACCGGACATATCTTCAACCTCACTATATCCTTTCGAGTGAGACTTTCCAGAAGCACCTGAATTTAGATACTGCCGACCTAATACTTTTGCATTCTCGCTTTGCAATTTTATATTGGCGATAGCTGCTTCATATACAGCGTTTGCCGTGTCTCCCGTAAGAGTTTCCGCTAGCTCTAGTTGCTTCTCAATTACTCGATCAAGGATATTGATATAGGATTCATACGCTTCTTTCGCTTTCTCGTATTTCTCGGTCGTATCGTCCTTACCGAACATATCGAAGATTTTCATAGCTATCTGAACGGCTGCACCAATGATAGCTAGAATAACAGATGCCTTTTCAACAGTACTTATTGCATTAGCAGAGGTATCGGCAGCAGCTTCAACCCCTGCCATTGCAGTCATTGTAAATGAGCCAATACTACCAATAAGGGAAATAATCTCACCAGCCGGACCGCCAATCGATTTACCCAGTTCGTCTATGGTATCCGCTAACTCCGAAATCTGTGTTCTAACTTCTTTTTCCGCCTTCTTTACCTGATTGTCCTTTTTTACAACCTTATCTTTTGCCGCATTATACTTTTCGGTTTTCTTCTTTACTAGATCAAGTGCCTGCGCTTCGGACAAATAAGCTTTTGTAGATTCAATCTTACCGGTTGCAGGATTATACTTGGATGAAGAAATCCCATTTTCAATCTTAGAACCACCTTTGACTGCTTCGGCCTTTACCTTGGCATTTTCTAACTCAATTTGTGCATTAGCTAGCTCTTCCTCCGCTTCTGCTAGTTCTTTCTTCTTATCAGATAATGACTGAAACGGATTACGGGAATCCAATTCGTCCATGATGGATTGAATTGTACTCGTATATTCGCGAAGTTGATCGGGGGACAAAACTTGCGCTGCCGCACTTTTTGCATTTTCAAATTGAGTAAGAAGGGAATTCAATGTTTCAGTAGACGTTTCCTTTAAATTCTCAAAGGCACGTATATAGTCCGGAGATTTTTTCAACTGTTCATAATCAAACCCCATGAGGGATTCACCCTTCATTTTTGTAACCTGTGCTATTGAACGGTCTGTCTGCTGAACTTTCTCTGTTTTGCCTTCCTTCTGAAACTTCTCCCTTTGAATACGAAGAGCTTCAATATCATCATTGAACTTCTTCTCGATTGCAAGCCTTTCATCGGTGTAATTCTGGTACTGCTCCAAAAGAGCTTTGGATAAAGTTGCTTCCGCCTTTTCCCTTGTCTCAACAGCAACCTTATCATATTCATTTAGCGTATCCTGTTTCTTCTGTGAAAGGTCCTCTTTAGTTTTTGTTTTGGGAACGAAAACAAGGCCTTCCTCTTTATACTTCGGATGTTCTTTCTCCCACTCTTTACGCTCCGTGTCCTGTTGGTCCTTTACATATTCAGCAGTACGACGATCGTTGTCTGCTTTGGCTTTCCGATAATTAAGTTGAATTTGTTCCTGCTGTTTCTTGAAACCTTCGTCCATGGCATCAATCTTAGCTTGAGAGAGTTCAAGTTCAGCCTGTACAGCTTTCTCTATATCCTGTTGATTCTGCTCATCAATCTTCCGCTGGAGCTCGGCTTGCTCTACTGTTAACTTATTAACCTCTTCTTGTTTCTTCTTTTTAGAGTTAACAGTTTGCTTATCATCACCGGTTAGAGTAGCCAAGGCGGATTCAGCTTCTTTCAATTCTTTAGCTTTATCTTCAATAGTTGATTTTATAGTTTTCCCTACATCAGCTTTCCCCTTACCACTCCGCAAATCTTCTATTTCCTGCTTGAGGTCCGCAACTTTCTTTGTAGCTTCACCAATCTCTTTCGTGACATTTGGCTCTTTGATTTCATCTTTGGGATTCTTTTGCGCTTCTTTCAACAAACGAATATTATTCAGCATCTCCCCTTCCCCCATAAGATTACTGACGGAGCCATCATGTTTGATAACAACTTGTTTCTTTCCTGATTTGTTGAAGCGTTCAAGAGCAGCCTCATACATAGCTATATCTTTTGCAATCTGTTCGGCTGTCAGATTGATATATTCATTAGTATCATAACCTAATTTATCATGAATATCTTTATAAGTATTCTCAAGCAGTTTGTTATTCGCAATCATGCGATCAATATAAATCTGAACATCATTTCCTACTCTTGTTTCCTCTGTTGATATGCCCGGAGCAATAGTAGTAGAGGTTGTAAACTCTTTAGTTAATGTATCTACTATTTTTTGAGTTTCAGAAGATAACCCACCACCTGATTTCAAATCATTCTTTATCATCTGCATAATTGCAGCAATCTCCCTTTCAGAGCCTTTCTTGTTTCTGAACTTATCCGAATCTCGAATAGCTTTTTCCAAATCTCCAGTAAGTTCACCCTGTTTATCCGCCCAATCTTTTTGAGCTGTAGAATGAGAATCCGCAATAGCTCTATCAAGTGCCGCCTGTTTAGCGGCCGCACTAACAGCCCCATATGCTCTCGCAACATCATCTAAAGCGTTTTTTTCATCACCTAAACCCTTCAAGTATTCACCATACTTATCTAAAATAGATTTCTTTGCATCATCGTAATCTTCTGTACCTTTCTTAGCCTTATCTAGTTTGCCGAATAACCGATCTATTTCTGCTTGTTCAGCATTCGTTTCTGAATTGAATTCCTGTATACGCTTATTCAATTTCACCTGTGCCTTCTCCGCATCCGTCTGATAAGTAATAAGTTTATAGATTCCATAAGATAACCCAACTATAGCAGCCGCAGCCAATACATAAGGATTTGTAAGCATTGACAAACCTAACGCTTTTGATGCCGCAGCTAATCTCGTCTTAGCGACAGCCAAAAAATTTGTTGATCTCGTATTAACATTTTGAGACACTGTATTAAGTTGAGTAGCTGCAGTTTCTGCCACTTTGCTTGCAGTCGAAGAGTTTGTGTAGGCTGTCGTTACATTTGTTCTTGCCGCTTCAAGTTGTTTTGATGCAGAATATCTATTGCTCTCCGCTATTGCAAGTTGTGTCTCTGCATTTTCTATACTTCTAGCATTACCAGTTCTTAATGCAGAATTATATTTCATGTTAGCCGCTGCTACTTCTAGTTCAGCTGCTTCAAGATTGGCAGCAGCAAGCCCCGCTGTATTGACAGCCTCTTCGTATTGTGCTTTAGCTTGTAATGCTTTTAAACGCAAAGATTCCACATTTGCGGCAGCTTCCACACGCATAGATGCAATCAATTCTGCTTTTGCCTGTGTTAATCTTCCACTTGCTACGGCCTGTTCCAAATCTGCATTTGCGAACTTCTCTTTCGCAGGAATTAATTTTGAAAGTTCCGCTATCTCGGCAGTATACTTAATACCAGTAACCGTGTTCTGAACCGCTGCAACTCCAATAATAGCAGCTTTCTGGACCCCATACAAAGCAACAAGGGCAGCAAGAGCGGCACCAACTTCCCGGTAGTGCTCAATCAGATAAGCAGTTCCATCCAAAGCCGCATTAATAACCCCATCACTTTCCTGTCCAATCTCATTGAACATCATATCAAGATTATCACCAATATTAGAAATTTTACCGGATACGGATTTAGATTGTTCCTGCATGAGGTTGAAGAACATTCCCCCTTTATTAGTCAGGTTATCAACAACCTGCTCTAACTTGTCGAAACCAATCTTACCTTCTGCCGCCAAATCCTTGATTTCATCCTTATTCACTCCCATAACCTTTGCTAGTTCGGAGAAAATAGGCACACCACGTCCGGCAAACTGATTCAAATCCTGCGTCATTAGTTTGCCTTGGGTCATGCTTGTACCATAAAGATACACAAGGTCACCAATAGGCTGACTTAATCCGGCCGCAATATTCCCTAAACGAGTAAGTTTGTTTATAACATCTTCGGAAGCCGTCCCGTATGCGACAAGCTGTGTAGCAGATTGAGAAACACCTTTCAAATCAAAAGGAGTAGTAGCAGCAAAGTTAACGAGCTCACTCATCAACTTTTGAGCCTTTTCCCCCGACTGGAGCATCGAGGTAAATTTGATTTCAAGCTGTTGGAATGTCCCATATACTGAAACCATTTCAGAAGCGAGACGCTTCGCCATATCAATAGATAAGAAAGCCATACCGGCAGCCTTCATCTGCGAGAAAGACCTGGCAACAGACTGGCTAGCTGTATCTGTATGGTCCTGCATCATATCAATATTCTGAACGTATTTCTGAACGTTTCTCTGCATTTCAGAAATATCCAGAGTAGCCTTAATACCTATTGTTCCCTGTGTCTCCATCTTTACATAAATTGAGCAAAATATTCGTTAGCATGAAGTTCCTTTGCCTTTTCTTCTCTTTCTTCCTTTGGCTTAGTACCTGGAATAGCCGCATTGAGTAACATGATATTGGAATATGACCTTTCGTTGACAACCTCTTCATAACTCATACGGTAGTATTTCATCACTCCGCTAATTGTTGACCAAGGGCTGTCGCTTCTGGTGTATTCGTCGGTTTCGTTGTCTCGTTTAGACCTTTTAGGAAAATGATAGTGCTTAAAAAAAAAGTGGCATCCATAGTCTGTGCCATATAGTCCTGCAATTTTTTGTATTTGCGAACCGTTAATCTTTTCTTGATGAATTTACCAAATAGTTTTCTCTTCCAAGTAGCACGAAAGATCGTCATTACTGCAATATCAGACATTCTATCCGCTTCTTCATAATATACAAGAGTGGCTGACACGCTTGTCCGACCATTTAGTTTCGATTGGTCTACTTCCTTCATATCCTTCGAAATAGAACCAATATCAAACAACTGTGTAAACGTCAATGGTCTAACCATGAAAGGAATCATACCAAACCAAAGAAAAATTGGGCGTTCTGCAATAGTGTCGGCCACTTGCTTTTGTACATTGTCTTTTTCCATCTTTACCTCAAATTAAAAAGTCCCGGCCCGTAATGACCGGGACATTTACAACAACCTTTTCGATGATGCACAATGCTTGTTATCCCTACTCACATCTCAACAATCATCTTTTCACCTAAAAACTATGCAGCGGAAGCCGGATTCGAACCGGCGACATTTAGGCAGTAACCCGCAACCTAACGTTTTACCAACTGAACTATTCCGCTCCCTTTTATCCTTCCGGAACGACTGGTGCCGTATAGATTTTATTTCTTGCACCGCTTACCTCCTTGCCTTCTTTATTAAGGTTGGCAAGTTTCTTGAATTCAAGATTGAAGTTAGGGAACCCCGATTTACCGATGCTTCCTGTTTTGGTAACTTTCACCTTCATACGAGCCCATTGGAAGATACGAGAAGGGAAGTCTTGAAAATCTTTCGTTTTCAACTCCACGCCCTGATTAGCGAGAGAGAAACCAGGCGTTTCTTCATTCCACTCTTCTTTCTTTGTATATCCCATTAGATATTTGTAGGCTTCCTCACCCATGTCGTAAGTTTGGACTGTGAAGCCCTCGCTACCGACATCCGAAGGAAGAGAGGCATAGAGAGTATTCATATCCTCGACCTCGATATCCGTATCACCGGGGGCTTGGTCGTTGAAAGACATAGAATCTTTCACAATTGCCGTAACAAGAAACTTAACAGCTTCCTTCTCAAAATCCGGATAAGTTCCGGCTGTTTCTCCGGATTCAAGAGCCGGAGCTAATTTCAGGTATTCAATACCATATACCGCAGTTTTTGACATAACTAACCATTTTAATTATAATACAATACTTTAATTTTAAAATTCTGGTAACTCGTTCCGTCCTCATCCGGAAAGAACGAATCATCATAGAGAGAGAATTCAGCACCCAAACGGATAGTGAAAGCATTCTCCTCGGCATCCTTCGTTTCTTTGAACAGGGGTAAAACAAGTGCTGAAATCTGATCTATTCTTCCACTATCCGGCTCTCCTGTATCGATATCTTTCACATGGATGTTGATATTAGCATAGCCTTCCTGCAGTCCGCTTTCTTGCGGAAACGGAAGATGATTGACTACAATATATTCAGAGCCGGAAAAATTATTCTTCCTCCTATTCTTGAATATCTGAACGCCAACATTTCCAGTAGTGAGCATCTTACAAATTTCAGTTATAGCCTGTTGTCCTGTCATTGATTAAATCCTGCTTTAGAAAGAATCCTCCTAATTTTAGTCTGCACCTCCCGTTTCAAATACTTTTCAGTAGATGATAGTACATCATATCCCCGGTTCTCTACAGGTCTGGCATAATTCATACCTGCTACAATTATCAAATCAAACCCCGAATCACCGATCATCTCTTGAATCTTATAGTCAGCAAGAAAAGCCTTTTTGTCTGTTATCTCTGCACTCTTTTTAAAGCCGTATTCTATGATTTCACCATCATAAGCAATCACATAACCTATTGAGTTGCGCAAATTGCTTGTACGGTCTTTATAAGTGCCATGTTCACGAGCATGATTTACTGAACCTTCACCAATTACATAGAGATTGAAAAGCACCGCCCGCTCAACACGTTTAACCGCTTCCTCTAATATAGACGGAACCTTATCCCAATCTCCTGTTCGTTTCCAACTCATAAAAATATGCTCAACTTTCTTTTCGTAGTGCCACAACCGGCAACCGTCATTACCTTTTGGGAAATAGAACCGTCAGCTTTAGTTATGCGCACTTTGTCATTCAGCACCGGGATAATCGCAGGAACATACATTGTAATCTGATAGCTATAGACGAAGTCTTTTCCATCGGCAGCCGGAACAGTCTTTGCAGACGAATTCCCGTGAATCTTACAGTCTCCAAGGGGAAACCATGATTCCGGAATCCGCACGGGATTAAAGTTCTCATCATGGGAGCCTTCACCTGGAACATACAACTCTATTTTATCTTCATACCACATATCACTCACCACATACAAGAACCGTCCTCAATCTCTGTCACATCACCAGAAAGAAACTCGGAGGTATCGAAACTAAACTGTTTGCAAAGCATCGATATGTGCTTTGTCAAGCCGACAATATCATACGAGTTGGAACAATCAGCCTCACTTTCAGAAGACAAGGTACGCATTCCTGATAAGTAGGAAAGTACGGCAGACACAACTTTCCTCTTATCTGTGCAATCGTCTTCCGGTTTCAACCCCACATCATCCAACAAATCTTTCACCGTTAACGGAGAAGGATTGTAGTGCAAACACTTAGCTATGAATACCTCCGAATTTGTCATTTCTTCAATTCTTCAAGTCTTGCCTGAATAGCATCAACGACAGTTGAGCGAGGTTTTTCAGCCGCATTCTCTGATGCAAGATACTCATTCAGTTTCTCAACATCGGTGAATGAAACTACCAAAGAAATAACCTCTTTAGCTCCTTTAGATAGATCAATGTCAGTTACAACTTTAGAAGTCTTCACCTCTACCGCTAATTTACGCTTAATCACATCTTTTGCACGCTCTTCGTCGAAATGACTAATTACTGTGCCAGGTTGATAAAGTCCACCAGTTTCTTTATCACGAAATGTTTTAATTGCTATAAGTTTCATACAACACTTTTTTAACCAACAGGAATTTCTTCTCCGTCAGGATATGGAACACTCGTGTTTCTAACTTTAAGATTAACGATAGCGTTAATACATGAGATGATAGGAACTGCACGCCAAGAGCCTTGTGTATACTCCGCAGCCTGTTGTCCTGTAGATTCGCCTGTAGTCCATTTTGCAATACGAATGCCATCTCCTGCATCTGTGTATTGAACAGATGGGTCTGGCATAATAGCATTGTCCTCGAAAGCAGGTTGTACTTCACCAAGCTTACCATCATCCGTTTTAGGAATAAATACAATTACATTATCATCCCACGGATTGATATTGGTAGAAATACCGTCTTTCTGGTAAGCAGTCCGTTTATTGATTTCGATGATATTAGGAATCTTCATGGATTTCAGATAAGCCGAGAATTCATCCTCTGTCAGAGAACGAGTATTCTTATCTTTACCAAGATAGCCAGTACGTAAACCGATACTACGCATCATCCAATACTTGATAACAGGAGCCATCAACAATGTTTCGAAAGTAACGCCTTTATTGGCATACTCATAAACAATCTTCTGCAGAATACGTACTGCATCAATAGCCACATTATCAATATTCTCCTCGGTCCATTCCTTATCAGAATCAACCATCTGTTTGTTTTCTTCTGGCATACCATAATCAACCAGATACTTACGTCCTTCCGGATTATCGATAGCCGGGTCGAAAATAGCCATACCACCACCAGAGAGTGCTTTCAGAATAATTTCATCCGCCACATCCTTGCAACCGAGATAAGCATCTTTGTAATCACCGAACAAACATTTCTGAATTTCCTTCAACTTCTGAACGGGATTAATACGATTATTTTCGTAAACCATCAGCATGGTACGCAATGTCTTCGCATCCGTTTTGAACTTGTGTCCTACACGGGGAATCTCACCGTTCCACAGTTCAAACCCTCTACCAGCGCGTAATGGAGTATCAGCATCGTTTCCGATGATAGAAGCACGGATACGAACACTATATTTCCCCATTATACCTTCGGCAGTCAAACCTAGTTGAGGAGGACGGAAATCGAACCAACGATCAACGTAGGTCTGTTCCCAAAGCGTTTTATTTTCCAGAGTTGCTTTATCAAACATGATCTGCATTGTGCCGATCAAGTCAATAGGCTTCCCTGTTTTTACGTCATTGATTTTAAAAGTCGAAAAAATAGATTTCATTTATAGCCTCCTTTCTTAGTAAGAATCAGTGAATTGAATGTTGGGGTTGTCTTTCAAGCACATTCCTTGAATGAACTTCTCCGGAATAGGGGGAATACGTCTTTTGTAGTACATTTCTCCCTTAGAATTAATAGCAACATCCACAGATACCTCGTCAAGGCCGATATAAGTTCCCATCGGTTCAGCCCCCACAGTAATTCCTTGCGGATGCTCAATAGGGAAAACAGCCGGAGCTTTACCTTCACCCTCTGCAATTCCTTCAATCACTTCAAACAAAGCATCACCAACCTTCAAGCCAGCAATAGCTTTATCAAACACGACAACAAAGCCGTTACGATCATTAATAATCTTCGTGATACTTACAGTATCCTCAAAGTTTCCGGAATCGTTCATTGCAACATGATCCCCTACCATGAAAATGGGAGAAAGGAATTCATCATTTTGCAAAGAGACTTTCTTCGCATCAGTTGCATCAATAGCTACAACACGGGATGCTTTCAACACGACAACTTGCCGGGACGATGTTTCATCATACTCGGCAAGAGAAGCAGAAGGAATAATAACGCCAACCGGATAGTTGACCTTCTCCTTGTTCAGATTAAATCCACCTACTACTCCGATAGCCGGAGAACCAGTACAGATAGGACGAAATCCACCAACTTGCTTTTTTCTAAATTTCATGTCATTTGTAAATTAAACATTAAACGTTCTATTCTGGAACACCTAAAGATTTCAACCAGTCAGCAGCCACAGCATCCTGCACCTGTGAATCAGACGCTTGCGACCCATTGTCTTCTGCAGGTTTCAAGCCTTTTGTAATAAGATGTTGCTTATAGCCAGTCAGATATTCTTCTGGCTCCTTATCATCCGGTACTGTAACGAACTGCATTTCATCCTCGGTTAATCCCAGTTTCTTCATCGCATTGGATATGGTAGCTTGTCGATCAGTCTGGCTCTTATCTTTTTTAAGAGTTTCAATCTCATCCTTATAAGGCTTAATTGCAGCTTCCAACTTTGAAGTAAAATAGCTATCCAACTCTTCCGTTGTATAACTCGTCTTAACTCCCTTGTTACCATCTGCACCTTCACCACCTGCTGTTATAGGTTTCCCGTCCTTTAAACCGTGTTTTTCCTCATAGTTTTTAATAGAGGAAACATTTGCTTCATTAGCCCGGTAGTCCCCATAGGATTTAACTACGTCTTGAAAGTTGATGCCGTCTACAATTCCCGTAATCTGACTTTCATCCGTCACACCTTCCGTCTTTTTAGTTGCAATTCTCTCCAGAATGGCCTCGTCAACACCCACAAATTTGTTTTTTAACGCTTCTAAAAGTTTCTTTTTCATATCCAAATTGATTAATTTGCGGTAAAGATATAAATTATTTCAAATGTGCGTTTATTAAACCCATTTATTTTTCATAACCGCAACTGTCGATATTTTAGATAATTACAAATCAATCAATGAAATAATTAAAAAAAACGAATACTAACATTTCATATATTAAATATATGATATATATTTGCAGCCAATAAAAGAGTTTATCAAACACACATATTTATAATTTATACAGAAAAGTATTATTAACCATTACCCACGTGAGCACTCTTTCTCTTTGCCATACGCAAAAAAAGCAGTAAACGAGGCTAAAAAGAATTATGATCTTGCAGTTAAATTGTGGGGGGATGTTTAATCGGTAGTCTTCGGGCTACCTTAATAAAATTTGGAAAATTTCTATCAGAGATTTTATATTTGAACTAAATTTGCAGAAATGAAAAACATTGTAACATGAAGAAACTTACAAGCATATTAAAAAATCAAACTATCCGAATTGATAACCATGATAGTGGAACAGGTAGAGCATTTAAATGGGGGACAGGTGTACACATTCATAAAATTCTGAATGAAAAAAAATACAAAGGTGCAGAGTTTACTCTCCCACTTGATAGAGCCGGAGAAATAAACTATAGAAAAGGAAACGATAAATCTGGAGCCATAGAAAGAGAAATAAGAAAAGCCTTCAACGATGAAGATATTCGAAGAAAATTCATTTTAGATTTGGAAGAAGCACTTAAAACAATTGCTGATAGCAACCATATGAATGCAAAAGCACGCGAGAATATGCTCATTCTTAGCAGCAAACAATTGATAGAGCTATTTGGTGTGAATCATATATCAAATTTGAATTGGTTCAGAGATGATGATAAATTTATATCAAAATTTCTCTATCCAACAGAACCCAGCATATATATTGAGCAAAATATCAAAGAGAATTGTATTACATTTTCCAACAACATTAAGTATATCGAGTTATTTAACGAGATATTCGAGGAGTACAAAAAGAAAAGTAAAGATGAAACAGACAAGTAAAATATATCACGTAGAACTCTCTGAACCGATAGAGGTGGACGGAAAATCGGAGAAGCATTTCTATTTTGGCTCACAAGCTGCCATCTACGACACTTTCTCCGCTGAACAGCTAGGAATAAGTTACGGCTATCTAAAGTCTAAATTTCACCTAGAGGAAAAGCCGTACAGCAACGACAAATGTACTATCCGATTAGGTGAATTAAGAAGGAAAAAGAAAGAAAAATAATTTTTGGCGTTTTTAAGCGTTTCAAATCTTTAAGAAAGAAAGGGCAAGGCCGGAACGGACGCCCTTTCTTTCTTAATTCGCAACATTGCAAAACAATTATATTCTGATTATCTTTGCAATACAAAAATTAAAAATTATAAAAATTATGATTTATTTTAAGCCAAATCAGGTAACTTCGCCCCAAAGATTCATGAAAATTGTCAAAGTCATATTTGACGGAGGGCTTTATTCTTTTTCAATAGCAGAATTAGAATGGGAAGGTAGCAAAGTATATGGAATGAGATGGAACGTCAGCAGAAAGGAATGGGACGATTCAGACAAAATCAGCGGAAAGAAAGTTTGTTTAGGAATGCCAGTCTCAAGAGCCCGCCCAGTGTGGTTCGTCATACCTAATGTTACTGCAAAATATTTTGAGCAGATAATATCAGACGAGCTAGAAAGATTAAAATCAGAGGGATATAGGGTATAAGTTATTGTTTTCCTAAAACTTATTTGTACATTTGCATTGTGGAAAGAGTGAGGGAAGTTATGTTCCCGCTTTCTGCACCAGCCCGGGCGGAGCAATAATCCGCCCATTTTTAATTAAAATCTAAACATGAAGAAACTACATATTATCTTAGCTGCATTAAATATCGTCTCGATATTCTTTGTACTCCAAATAATACTTAACTGGTTTCCAACTTTTAACTGCAATTACTCTGGTGACAAGATAGAAAAAATAAATAGTTTAGTCATTGATTTAAGTCTTGGGGTTATTACAAGTACCCTATTTTACTACCTATTAGTTGTAATACCCGAAAAAAAGAAACGAAAAGCTACCAGATTAATCAATCAAAATCTTCTTAACTTTATAGTTAATAACATGCAAGAAATAATTGCTTATTTCACAACATCATATTCTATAAACTCTTGCGAAAAGTACTACTCAGATATTAACGAATCAGACTTTAATCAAATCACAGAAATACGAGATATTCAGACTGATTTTTGGTTTAGATATGAAACTAAAACTGAACCTATTATAGATTTTAGAGGTTATAGTGAAATGGTATTTATCAACTTACATACTGATTCCATAAAATCAAAGGCTGAATATTTTTTATCACTTCCAATTATAACTTTTGAAGACGAACACTTGATAGATATTATTGCTAAAATAGATAATTGCCAGTTCATTTGGGCCATTAATACTTTATACATAAACAGAAAAAACGAAGTTACCATACCTGATATAGGGCAATATATCATTCCATTCTACAGACTATATCTCGAATTATTAAAATATACCAAACCTTCTTTCCTAATTATTAAAGAAGGAGAAGCCCCGACTATGCCACCTCTAAATATAGAACTTACCTAAGATTTATTATATATTTCGTTTTCTATTTAGCACCCAAAGTTTTTCTAAACTCATTCTCTAGTTTTTTCAATAGTTCAGATATGGCAATCTGATAATCTTCACGTAATTCATTTTTTTCTTTTAATCTTTTCTTTACCCACATATCAAATCCCTTCTTTTTAATATCAATTAATACATTAGAATAATTTTGTCCTACACCAATATATTCTTTCACTAACATTTCTATTTGGCGACATAAATCCACTGATAAATAAATTTTATTAAGCACGAAGAAGTCAATAGTATCTGCAAAAGCTTGATTCATTTTATCCAAAAAATAATCTTGAGACAAAGAATCTTCTGATTCTGATTTCAAATCCCTACCAGCATGCTCTGGGAATAAAAAATTTCTAATTGCATATTCTAACAATACAATCTTTTTATATAGCTCCTTAATCGTTTCCGCACGCTCTTGATGAAGTTTGCTAAAAACAACCTCGGAACGATATTTTCTATAATCTAACCAAGTTTTAAAAATCTGCTGGGCTATGAAAATGAAGAATGCAATGATAGCACTCCATGACAAATACTCATTCATACTCTACTTTTTTACAAAGGTAAAAATAAAACTAATCAATTTCAAAAATAATAATTACTTCTTCCACAACAGTTTTAGCAGTCCCTCATTATCCATGTAGTAAATATCTGGAAGTTCGCCTAACCTATTCATCCCCTTAAAGCGTCCGACTTCCCTGTTGATAGCCGAACGTAGTTCCTGGTACTTCTCATTCGTGAAATAGAATATTGCCCGATCAGCTTTCCGAGCATCTTTGATATATGCGCGAATAGTATTCTCATTGGCGTTATCAATGTATTTCACATCCCACGTATGATCGTCGAACATTAAATCTGGTACACCTTTGCCCTTACCATTCTCCGGCAGGAACTCCACCTGTTTCCCGTTATTCTTTGCTAATAACTTACCAACCATCTTTTCAGCATCACCACCGCCCTGTGTGTTGGTGAACTGATGTTCCTGATGATAGACATTAAAGCCACCACTGAACTCATCGAAATACGTCCTATCCCACTTCTCATCATACGATTGATATTTCTCCTTTGACTTCTTTCGAATATCATTCCGCTCACCAGTATTCATTGCTTTTACCTTAACACCTGTGTATTGCGGATTATCCTTTATCCAATATGGAAGAGTGCCACGGTTATTTGCCTTTTCGATTCGCTCCTCATTTTCCTGCATCCATGAATAAAACTCACTTGGCAGTTCAGTAACTTCGTTTTTCGATTTGAATCCTGCCGTTTCCTCTCCGGCAAGAATCTTATCAGTGAGCATATCTACTTCATCATCCGAAGCAAGCACACTAATCGCATGGCACATACAGTTAGAATGCCATCCCGTAAACTTGAAGCCTTTAGGATATACTCCGGCTAGTTTATCACAAATATCCTTTTCCGGATGATTCTTTGAGAGCTTTATTTCAATCCCTACAACAAAATCAAGTTGGGCCCATCTTTCATGATCGGCTGTCCGATATGCAATATTAGGCTCCGTCCGTGCCAAACGTTGAGCATTGCGGCTACTACTACGATATTGACCTGGCCCCGGATGATAAGCTTTCGCGTTCTTTGATAAAACAAGCTCTCCCCGTTCATCACGAACCCGTCTAAACAATTTATCCGGTTGATTGAGAAACTGCTTCACCTTTGCCGCCATCGAATTTGCAGACATTCCTTGCCCGATACAACAATCAATAGACATTTCCATTTCTTGCCGAAACTGCCCTTCATATTTCCAAATACGTTGAGACAGGTTCAATCCATCATCTCCGGACCTTCGTGCAAAGAAAGAATCCATAGCTTTCTTGTTACGCCCAAAGTAGCGCGCAAAATGCTCATTATCCACAGCCTTCTTACCGAACACGGATCGGACGAGTTCGTCTGATTTTAAGTTAGCTTGCTCCCACTCGTTTATGATACCAGACTGTATTTGTTGATACACACGGGTGTACAGTTCCCGTAACAGAACGTTTGCTTTGTCAGATATAGTAGGATAGTCAGCAAAGACAAACGGCTTCTTAGCGTCATGGATAGGCTCAATCTCCAATGCTAAAGAGATAAGCTGTCCCATCACATCCAGGTAGATTGTCCGGACGTTTGCAGCATATCCTTCGGTACGTTGAAGTAATGCCCGTTTATACTTGTTCTCATCAATCTTTGCCATGCCCTTTATTCTGCACTACCGAAAACATCCTGTTTATACCGGTCTTTCTCTTCTTTTAACTCCTGCTCATGTTGCGCTTTCAAACGTTCTTTTTCCAGAGTAGAATCCTTGATGATCGGATTCATTTCAATAAATGTTTCGTCGGACATACCACCAGCATTTTTAGTGGAGATCAGATTTTTTAATACGGCTTCAATATCTTCTCCGAACGGTTCTTGAAATTCATGTTCCACGACCAGGTTGTCACACTCACCTCGAAGAGATATATCCAGAACGTTACCAATTATAGCAATAAGTACACTGGCTATACGATCTGCATACTCATCGTGTCTTTCTTTATGTCGGTCTGCCTTGATTACAGCCAAAAGCATTAGCTGTTTCAAAGCTTTAGCCGAAATCTGGGAAAGGCTCTTCATCGTATCAAAGTCTATTTTAGGGGTGAAAGTGAAACGATGAATCTTATCGTCCAACTCCTCCGCTTCCTGCTTCTGATTTTCCGGTGCATTATCCCATGTCAGATATTTCATGTCCGGTTTTTTGGAACCGTCTAACGAAGGTTTCAAAGCAAAAAATTTGCTATCCTCACCTTTTTCTGGAAGAGAATTAACAATATCCGCATCAGCAACTAAAGCAGGATCAGAAAAACGATCATTGACATCGGCTCTACGGCTTACCATCATTTCTTTACGGTGCATCATAGGTTCAACACCAGCACACTCCGGTTCCTGCTCAAAAAGAACCACACATATCTTCTTTGCAAGATTCACCTCTTCCTCAATGTCCCAACCCATAGGAGCACGTTTGCAGTGATATATCATATTCTTTGTATGTATATCAACATGATATTTGATTTCACCGCCTACTTCCTGTAAGTTATACCCACGTGCAAAGCACATCATCCGTCCGAATTGGTCTTTACGGAAATATATATCATCCCCCAGACTTCTGGCTACGACTTTGATAAGGCAATCCGGTTTACCTTCGTCATTCCGATAAGCATGAAAGAGCAATGCACTTTGCCCTTCCGCGCCTGCCAGACGTTTTGCTTCGCGAACCTTCGCATTAAATCGGGTACTTTTAATCAAATCGATGTATCTGGAAAAAGCCCGGTCTGTCCCCTTAGATGATTGCGTCCATTTCAGAGGACGACCATACAAGAATACAAGAGCTATCTCATTGATAAAAACGGGATAAGGAATAGGAATTTTCCATTTTTCTTCCCACCGTAGAAACTTACGTTTTCCCGTTGCAGAGTCCTTTTTACCAAACACCGCTTTATTCGGCCTATTCATCACCTCATGCTGCTGGATATCATATACCTTCAAAGCAGCTTCAACCTTTGCAGAGTTATCCGTCATTTGTGAAAGCGCGCGGTTCACATCCTTAGCTTTCAACAACTGTTCAAACTCCTGATTGCGACCAACAGCCGCATTCACACCATTAACAATCCAATTAAACAATCCCATAATTACAACATTAAAAATTAACCACCTAAAGCACTTAAAATATATTCTTCATCTTCATCTGATAATTCCGCATAATCATCATCCAGAAGATAATTGATTGCATAAACCAGAATATCTACATACTCATCATGTGTCTTTGCCGGAAACTGGCTCACCTCATCTATAAACTCTTCGTTCCAATCACCTTCCACCAATATCACCCGGCCGCACTCTATTTTAGGCGAGACACCGTGTAGTCGCACTTCCTTGCTGTCCGTTGGTGCTGGTGTTCTGGTTACATTCAGTTTAGTGTACTTCTTTACTGCCTGAATGACAGTTATACCATTTGCCTTCGGTTCTATTCTGATCGTGCTCCGGCTATCATATCCATGTGCCCGCACATAATCTGGAATGAACCTCATTAATTCAGGAAACTCCTTCCAGACCTTTTGCGCATGGAACAAGTACAAACAGTTCTGTATCCGACATGCAGCAAGTATTCCGGACGGGTCATTGTCCGTTTTCTGTTTTTTCTCATCATAGGCAGTATCGAGAAAGAAGTGAATCGGAGCGCCGCCACGAACAGCAAGGAACTGCGATAATGGAATATGCCCGAACCAACTTGCTTTGACGATATTACCACCTTCAACCGAAGGAGCCTGTTCATACTGTCCGGCATACCCACGGCTACCGAGGTCAATCTTTGCTTCATCTATCACCTCCCTGTCAATACGTACAGGGTCCAGAAGGCCGTCAATGTAACGTTCTTTCAGCTCCGGAGGATTCACCCTCTCCGACACTTCTGCTGGTAGGCATATATGCCTAATCTTATCCTTTTTCTTTTTCAGCAGATACCCCGTCACATCATCATCATGCAATCTTTGCATAATAGTTACCATCGGAGTATTCTTTTTGTCAACCTTACGGGACGAAAGCGTTTTAGTATGGTCATTCGCTTGTAATCTCATTGCAGGAGACTCCGCCTGTTTGGGATTTACAGGGTCGTCGTTGATAATCACATGCGCGTGCTTTCCGGTAATTGTACCACCTGTCGAAGTAGAATATCTGGCGCCCCCCTTTATGTTCTCATAACTACCTTTACCGGACTTATCGTGTCTTATCACCACTTCCGGAAACAAAGTACGATACAAGTCAGAAGTGATGATGTCCTTCGACTTCGAAGCGTGTTCTAACGACAAGTCGCCCGAATAGGAGTTTGAAATAATCCTCAACCGTGCATCCTGCGTCCAAAGCCATGCATGCCACATAATTGTGACAATAGTTGATTTGGTAGAACCAGGAGGAATATTGATAATTATGTCATAGGGCTTCTTCTCTCTGCGTACGATATAGCCAGATAGCTCTTGAAGTTCTTCACACAGATACGGAATATGCCAATTAAAAACCGGAGTTTCCGGTATAATAACCGCCCAAAACGTTTTCACGAAGTAGAAAAATGATTTCCTACATTCATCCGCCTGGACGGCTCTTGCCATGCTCAATATATCTACCTGTCCTAAACTCACTCTTTTGCTGCTTTATCCTGCTTTTCCGCAATACCCAACAATACTTTTCTTTCTTCCTCCGATAACTTCGACACATCAAAGTCTTTGCCTGTTACCTGTACCCCCACTCCATCAGGGGCGACAATCTCTTTACGTTCTGTATATCCTCTACTTTTGCCTTTGGTTTTCAGATAGAATATGATAGCCGTAGTATCTCCCTTCTGTATTTTTTTCAGAAGGGAGGCCTCGGCAATATCGATCTGCAATTCATTGATAGCATCGGCACGTTCTTTAAATTCCGCATCCTCACGATACCAACGATAGAACGTCTGCCGTGAGAGTCCAACCTTCTCACAGGCAAACGTAACAATACCGCTACATTCCTTCAATGAATCGAGCAACTTTTCTTTATCTTTCTGAATGTCCTCTTCGGCCTTAGGCATTTTATATTCCTCCTCCCCTCTCTCTATAGATAGCCCCTAAAATAGCACGATAGGAACGTTTCTTCGGGTCCCCCGCTATCAATAACTGATAAGACAACTGACACGTTTTTGAAGATTCCCTACCGGACATTTTAACATAAAGATGTTTAGCCAATTTATAACCAGGATATAAGTCTGGATGTAAAGCGGCCTTTTTCATTGTATCTCGGAATATGACCCGATAATCCTTTTCCTTATCTTGCTCAAACTTCCGGTCTTGCTTAGAACTCCGGAACATATCAGTATCCCAATAAAGCATAACAAGGTCTGCATTTGGTTCTCTACGAATCACCCGTTCATACAAATCCGGGTAGAACTCCATAACCTTGGGTAATGACTTGATTGTATCAATGCTAAAAAACTGACTAATACGAAGTTTATTCAACGGTACACCTGTCTTATACAGGTAGATATAGGTCATAGGAATAGTAAGGTTATTCAATTTGATATACAGCCAAACATCATTATCACGCCAATCGTATATGGGATAAAGAAATGTAGAAATCCTGATTGATGCTATGGACTGTCGGCGTTGAATAGATTCTGCCATTCTTAGACCTATCATTTGAGGAACACTTTTAAAAATCTTCGCCCCAAATTCCTGATATGACATCCCCATACGAAACATCGAGTGATTGCGAATAGCAAACTTAGGCATAGGTCTCACCCACACGCTTTCTTTGCCAGGCTCCCAACAGATAAAGCTTTCATCATTCGCCAATCTATTGCAACAATTATAATGCCGTATAGGCAAACAGAACCAATAAAACTTTGCCCCCAAGGACATGAAACGTGAGCGCCATTCAAGTGCAATCTGCTCAACATCTGGATAAATGGCTTCCTCGTCAAAGAACACAACGATAATGCGACTAAACGGAATTGTATATTTCTGCATTGTCTTTATCAGCATATCGCACATACATATAGAATCTTTGCCGCCAGAGAAACTGACGGCAACTTTTTGATTCTTATTGAATGCTTCGAGAATCCTACGCTCGGTAGCATCAACAACGTTAATATCTAAATCCTTTACGTACATCTGCGAATGATTTGGGCTTTACTAAATCTTTGCGTACCACGTTGGGTAATGAGCTTTAGAAACTCTTCCCTGTCAATCTTTGATAACCGGAAAATTTCTTCTTTACTCATTCCTATTTCCTTTGAGATTTCATCTACACTTTTGCCTTTTTCCAACAGAGTTTTCACAATGTTCTCCATCGGCTCAAGTAGATGTGTGCCACGGGCACGGTTAAAAGTAACCGTACCGTACATATCTTGACTCTCGTCTTTATGTGCCACTACCACAATAGGAATCTTATTGCCGAGCATTGTCTTTAACGGTTCCCTGCCGGACACAAGCCAACGGTGAAACCCGTCAATGATCGTAAAGTCCGGACGCACTACGATGGGAAAACAGAAACCATTAGTCAGGATACTTTGCATAAGGAGATTAAGATTCTTTTCCAGAACCTTGTTGGGGTTATAGTCATTCGGCTTCACCGTATCTCGGTCTACAAACTGAATTTCCCGAAGAGGTTTGAATAAATCTACATTCTTATCCATAGCTCTATGATTAAATTGTTATTTCCTTGCCACAATGCGGACACACCATTGTACGGGCTGTCTGCATACCGGCTTCAATTTCATCAACTTCCTGAATGTCGGCAACCTTCTTCTCTGGTGTAAACTGCTGCTCCTTCTTTACAGGTTCTGCAAAATTCACTCCCATATTGTCAGTGCTAACTTCGTTGATGATCGCATCCAGATATTCCGGAGTAAAGCCAATAATATCAACATCTCCGATTTCTTTAATAATCTTCTCCACGTCCCCAAAATTCACATGAGACATTGTCTGAATCTTATTGTCTTCCAGAACGAGTTTCTTCTTTTCTTTGTCAGTCAAACCATACATGACCGTAATAGAAGCCTCTTTCTCTCCACGATATTCCAAAGCCTTTTTCTTGCCATGGCCGCAAAGAACCATCATGTTTTCATCAACGATAATCGGATAATACTGTCCGTATCGTTCCATACTTTCGGCAATAGCCTTCACTTGTTCCTCCGGATGCACATTTGGATTACCCGGAAACTCCTTTAACTCTGACAGGAGTACTTTCTTTGTTTCTAACTTCCTTTTCATTCCTACACAAAATTTATTGATTAAACTTTCCCCTGCAAGAACTGTCTCGCAGAAGGTATATAGTTAGCAGCTTCCTCTACCAAGCTACTATCTATTTCGTAAACTTCCCTAAAGCCATTTTCCACGCTTCCGCACCACTGGCGAGAAGCCCAACAATGTGTACCAACACGAAAGCCGCGGGGCCATGTGTAAATTGGTGGTAATGGAAGATGGTAATAGTGGATGATTGCAAGAATTTCCTCATGCTTAGTATCAGCAATAGGAGAAAAACGGGTGACACCCTTTGCATTGGTGTACATTCCGCCTGGTCCTACATAGTTCCCGTCTTGTATTCTTCGACCAAGGCAAAGAACATCTACCTTGTGTTTCTTCACATAGATATCCTGCGCTCGATGTTGAACTATGCTAAACCACTTTGCAGCCAAAGAAGAATCATTCGGGAAAAGCATTTCGGGATGTGCCGCCAACCATTTAAGGTCCTGCCCCGTATTGATTACTTCTAATCCTGCCGGATGGTTGTTTTCTATCCATTGCAGGAAAGCCGGATATTCCAGATTGCAGCGTCCGAGTAAACAGTCATGTACTCCGGCCTGCTCCATAATGAAACCAAGAGCAATGCTATCTTTTCCACCACTCCAAGCATAAGCAACTTGTTTGCCGTAGATGTGTGGCTTCACCTGCTCAACCAGACGGTCAATCAGATTGTCAGTTTCCTGCTTCAACACATATTGCTCGATGTTGGAGAATACACGAAGCCAGTCTGTGTGTGATGATGTTTGCTTTTTGCCTAGAACTGTTTTCATAGTTCATTGAATTGTAGTGCTACACTCGTAATGAAAGCTTTTGCACCTTCATCGTATTTCAGTTGCAGCCAATTATACTTTGTTACCTTAAACCGGATGTTTGCCACGAATCCCGGCAGCGCACGCATGGAATATCCGGCATTGAAAACGAATCGTCCATAATCCAGACCTCCAAGCACCTGCAGACGGTCACCGTCCATGAACTTCCGGCCATTATACAGATTATCCCAGGTCGCATCAATCATGAATCCAGCAGGGAGTTTTATAGTACCGGACAATGTTTCAGTGAACATCTTTGCTTTCATATTGTACGTCGAACGTGCAAGCAAAAAGAATCGTTGCTGATAGTTCACATTCAGCCATGTAGCCAAAGTAACTGCTTCGGTATTCATGTTGTATTGAAGGACCGGAGTAACAGAAAGCCACTTGGCAACGTCTGTCCGATAGCCGACAAAAGGAGCGACGGTAGAACCGTTACCCTCCAAAGATGTAGTTACCGGCATAAATACTCGAAACTTAGTCGGTTGAGTAATACCGTCGTAAACTTGTGCTTTAGCAGCCAATGATACTGCAACCAATACGAGCATGATAAACAGCTTTCTCATTTTCTATGTGATTTTTTTCTATTCAATGACTTCTTCCCCTGTAACTGTTTGTATTGAGAAACTGATTTTCTTATATCCCTTGCTGTTCCCCTTGCAGATTCGGTCAATGCTCTAAATGTACGAATGTGAGCTTCCATCTTTTCTGCACAAGCTAAGTATTCACCATGTACCGCTTTTATCTCTGCAATACGTTTATCCATATCGGTTCGGTCTATCTTTATAGCCACTTCCATTGAACCACGCTGCAAAGGTTTACGACGAACTGCCATAATCCCTGATGCTAGGATGGTGAAAAGAGAACCGAATACGATCATCAGAATGTTACCAGTGAAGTTCCCATAAGCGAATATTGGTAAACCTACAATCATGCTCGTTAGGATGCCGTAAAACAGCCCTCTTTCGCTCATTCTTATGCCGAGAATAGCAAACACAGTCGGAAGCATTACAGACGAACGTAGCGTCCCGTACAATAAAAAGAGATATAGAATAGTTAGACCTGGAATATTTGCTATCAGAATAGCGGAGACGGTGACAACGATCATAGCAAACCGAGCTGCCCGCACTTCATTCGCGAAAAGAATAAAGAGAAAAATATTCTTCTGAATCCGTTCATGCCATTTCTCGTTCATAGCTAACCGCTTCACTACATCATGCCCGGCAACTGAACTCACTGCACAAATAATGCTATCAACCGTTGATATCAGTCCGGAAAGTATAAGCACAAAGAACAGGTATAAAAACCATTTAGGGCAGAAGGCCATTACAGCCCCTACATTTGTCAGTTGTGTGTCGGATATAGCCAAACCTGTTCCGGCTGCAAAAAAGCCAAATACCGCCAAGGAAATAGGTACAACGGCAAAAATAAAGGCAGCGGTTATCATTGTGCGCTTCACTTTGTCAGCTTTCACACAAAACACCCGCTGCCAGAACATCTGGTCGCCAAACGTCCCAGATAGTAAACCAATCGTTGTAGGAATACCGAAGGACAAAGTAACCATGAGTCCGTTACCCGAAAACAAATCAGAGAAACCACCACTAACACCTCCCAGACCATTAAACAACGCTTCCGGTCCGGCATTTGAAAACATAATTGGCAGTCCTAACAATAAAACAATCACAATCCAAAGCATCTTCCAGAAGTCGGTAATGATACTGCACCGAATCCCACTTGCGAATGTGTACACCAAAGGACAAAGTGCCATCACCACCGTAGTAGCAGTGAACGATATTCCGGTAATCTTTGAAAAGATGGTAGCCCCGGCAAGAAGCTGAACGGCAAAACTCATTGTCTGCAACCCGAATGATTCGACAAGAAACAGATTATGGCAACGTTTGGAATACTTCTCACGAATATAGTCCGAGAACGTCCATCCCTCTGGCCGGAGCTTACGCATCTTATTAGCAAAGAAAGCAAATAGCATCAACGTTAATACATTCGGTACAACAAACCAGAACACGCCAACAAGTCCCTGCGTATATGCTTTCTCCGATGCAACGAACATTGACGGAGCCCACACCCATGTAGCAGCCATTGAGAAAGCTGTGAGTAGCCACGGCATAGATCGGTTAGCAACCAAAAATTCTTCTTTCGTCTTTTTGTGTTTTCGTAGGAACACAACGAGCATCATCATAGCAACAAAGTATGTCGCAATCAGAGCCCAACCCTCTAAACTTGATAATCCTTCCATTTTCACACTAATTTTTAAGATGTAACATCTGTCATTTCCACGCAAATATAAAAAAAATGCGTTTATTAAACATCTTTTTAAGCAAAAGTTCGTCTAACAAACGCACTATATTCAATATTAACCTAATGTCTAATAACCAAATACAAGCATTGCGGCATCACGAGAATGTTCATTCGTCGGTTTATCGTATTTAGTTATATTCCTGAATGTCAAAGCATTGACTTTAGTTATAGAATTCTTAGGATGAACCATTTCAAAGGGTATACCAATATCAGTAAGAAAGTCCTCCCATATCTTCGCATCACGTTTAACTGATCCAACCCCCTGCAACATTTCCCTTTCTTCTTCTCTTGTCTTATAACTAGATTGATACCACGTTCTTAATCGCGCATCTTCAGCACGAACTAACATACTTCCTCCGTACGTTTTATACATTTCTATCACATACATCATTGCTTTATGAATTGAAGTAGTCTTTATCAACTCAAACTTTCTTGCAGTAACATTCCATGTGGCAACTCCGGTATTTACTCCGGTATCTATGCCGATAACAAAAGCGTATTTTTTAATCATCTTCAAACTATCTTTTTAAACTATACAAAATACCACCTCTCCCCCCCTATAGTCCCCCCCTCTCAAAAAATTATTCTTTTTGGGTGACTTGAATCTCTATCATTTGCATACTGTGTGGAGAAGTAAACTTTTCCAGTTCCGACCTTTTCGGGAAAACAAGTGTCATGTAAGCATCGTCCGGAATAAACTTGTACCTGGCAGCTTTTATCTCATAGATAGAAAGTGGTTTGTCGGACTTTACAGTCAGATGCCAACGTCCTTCCAATATGCTTGTTATTACCAGATTTGAACCGTGCAGGAAAGCACCTTCTTTGTACTCTCCGTGTTCATCCCGGCAAATAGCCGGACGTTCATAGGTAGCATTTAGCTCTGCAATCAATTCATCGTTTAATCGCTTTCGTTTCAATGGGGACGGGACTATGATTGCAGGATTCAGCTTTGCAACTGTCGGTTTCTTTTCCGTTTCCGAGTTATTGAGAAGTTCTGATAACTTGGTTTCTTTACTTGTCCTTCTTTAAGGAGCATTGAATTTTTCTCAATGTCTTGCATAATTGTAACTCTTTAAATGGTTTATAATCAATATCTAAATTTGGTAAAGTGGATGATCGGCAGTGGTTCAGCAAACGACATACCAGTAAACCACGCTTTCCAATCTTCAACAGTCAGCCCGTCGTTCTCCGCTATTTGTTTCAGAGTAAGCATTGGCATTGGCTTCCCGTCGATACAATAAACGGCACGTTCTATCCCGTCGTCAGCATCGGTGTACTCCATGACGCTCAATGTCTGTAATCCTACGCCATCATCTTTGCCGAGACAGAATAGTTCTACCTGAACATTCCCTTTTTCATAGGGCCTACCTTTCCATTGCCGGACAGAGATAACAGTTTTCCCTTCCTGCACTTTCTGCATTATTCCCGACCAACGTTCCATATTGGTACGAATAGTATGTACCTTCATTATTCCGGAAGCAGAAGGACAATAGCAAGTTTTACAGTCACCACCGCAGGTAGTACATTCTTCTGCTTGTTCTTGCGCTTTCAACGCCAGCTCTAACTTTTCTTTGAATCCGGTTTGTTCTCCGGCTTTCGGATGCTCTTTAGGAAACTCCTTAGAAAGCATCAATACATAAACTTTGGTTTGTTCTTTTTTCATAATTACTATTTGTTATTGGTTTCTACTATGTAGTTCTGAATATGATTTCCACCCCAGTTCGGTAAACTGTTTAGAATAGACTTCTCCGCGCGGCATTATTGGTTGCCAATTCTCATCACAAAACAAACGATAATGATACACTTCCACCTGTTTACCCTGCTTACTATATGGAGGTTCACACCACAATAAACGACGATTATTCCCGAAGAACTTTTCCAGCACGTGTCCTAACTTCCTAATATCCCGTCCACCGGGAAAGGAGATAGACAAATGATAACAACGTTCGTAGTCTGGGTTCTTCCACCAACCAGATGTATGATATCCAACATCACGAGTGAGAATGATAATACAATCATATCGCTCTACGAACCACCGGCAGCTTTCAAGGTAATCAGTCTGCGCAGAGCCGTCAAACGTCCCCCCTTTTGCAACTTTAGCTATACGAGGAAAGATGTCGGCATCAGTAGTATTAAACGGAATTCGCTTCATAATCAAAAAAGTTTTGGCTGTTGCTGTTCTGTAACTATCTTATTCGCTCTCTCGATCTCATCGTCTATCTCTTTCTCCACCTGTTTACATTGTCTCAAAATGGCAGACGAACGAGTTTTAAAATATTCTTTTTGAAGTTTCCGCATGTAAGAAACTCTCTTGAAAAATTGTTTTGCATCCATAATGATAAGTTTTTGTAATCTTTTTATTAAATTTGCACCGATACTCAAATAGAGTATCGATTGACGTTCAGTCTCTCCTTCATAGAAAGCGGCAATTTTCAAAACAAGGAAATAGAATGGACGGTGTTCGTGTATTGCATTATCACAATATACGTGCCCGTTGTATCTATGCTTCCTTGTTGGGTTGTTTGCCGCACCTCTATGAAGGGCGTAGTTATTTTCGGGCACGTTCTTTAAAAAACATAGCAAGCATGAGCAACTTTAGAACTTTCAGAGATTTCTTCCATTTCAATAAAGAAGTAGTGTGTTTAATCGTTTTGGGTTATATAGCACTTATCTTTATAATCATTGTATTAAGTATGACTATCAGTGAGCAAAATCGGACGATCAATCTTTTACAGAACGGAATAATCAGAAAGCAAACAACACAATACATCAATAAGCCACGTGTAAAAAAGTTGCTAGAAAACGAATATAGAATGTTTACAAATATTAACCACAGATAGCTAATTATTTTTTTTCAGCCGGGACTTTAATACATTGTTATAGTATTCATCATCCACATAAGACCACAACTCTTCAATCTGGGATTCACTTAAAAGAACTCCGATAAAAGATGGTCTATTACCAGACTTCACCGATTCAATCAATTGGCTTACTGATCCATAATCCCCCTTCAACCTTTCGATCATGGTATTTGCAAACCCAACGGACCATTCAGACACGGTCTTAGAATCTACCGCTATTGCAATACTATCATGCGAATTAGCGCAGAATCCTTGCATAGCAGCTTTCGCCAATTCAAAACGTCGTTGTTCCCAATCTACAACCGGAATAATCCTTTCAGTCTTTATCCAATACGCATCCCTCGTATGCATTCCTTCCGGAACAATGGCAACTAACTTACCTTCACTTGTCATAACAGGTTTAAAGCCTTCTGGAATTTCGTTTACTCCCTCGTGGGGAATGATAATCTTCATTTTATCCATTTCTCTTTTTTATATATTTTGAATACATATCTTTATCCATCTGCTCTTATAGCTGTTACTGTGTCAGTTCTTACTGTTTCACACACTGCTCTAGCATCTTTTGATACAACTTTCGCAATAGTATTATCCAATATAACTACCGTATATTTCATAATATCCTGTGACATATCCACATCTCTAGTATTTTTCTCTAGCTGAATAGCCAAATACCTTGTAGCTCTCGCTAATCGCTGAATATCATCAGGAATCTTCATATCATTATCAAGAGCAACACGCCCTAATATTTCAGCTATTTTCAATTCTATTTCCTTCATTTCTATCTTTGTTATTAGTCAAACAGCTTAAATTCATACACCCACACAAATGGGTTTTCTTCCCATGTACCTTTGCCGGATACTTTGTCTATCAAGTCAGCAAAAGCATCACGAGGGCTAAAATAGTCGGGAATGTCTGCATACGAAAATGAATAGAAAGGAATATCTTTCTGGCCGGCATTCCATTCAAATATCCCTTCCTTCAAACAATCATCATCGGATATTTCCTGTAGGCGTTCTACTTTTATATTGGTTATCTTTATGTGATGTTTACAAGCATACGACTTAACAAACATCTTGTTATTCCATCCTGCGGAATCCTTCATAAGACCACGAATACTCAAATCTTTCGGATGTCTATCTAATGAGTCTGGGGTATAGCCTGAATCCCTGTAGCTTTGTGCAATCGCTACGACTTCGCCAACCTTGTACTTGGAAATATTCCATCCTGTGAAATTACCTTCTTTGTTTTTCCAGCCGAAGGCGCCATATAAAGGGGATATTATATTCCCATTATCATCATAATCTTTAGGCTCAAAGACAGGAAATACGATGTCGTAAGTTTCATCAGGTCTATCGTATTTACAAATCCTTCTCGTCATAGTCTTCCGACCTTCCAATACGGCTTGGGTTAAGCCAAGTTTATCATTGAACATTATTTTCTTCATGATTATTCCTCCTTGATTAATTCAGGATTATCGTAGATGTTGCCTACAATCTCTTCCATTACATTATAGTTACAGAATGGCAATAATTCTCCACTATACTCTCCGATATATCCAAAACATCCGTCTTTTACACCTACTTTATTATAGATTCTTACGCCTTCATCTTCACCCATTAACAATATATCCCCTTCGTAAATTTCCTTACCGTTCTTGTCAAGTAATCCGGTGAACTGACCTACGGTTTCGGGAATGACCTTACTTCTATTAAACATTTCAGTAGCTTCGCATCCATATTGGGAAAGTTTCT